TAATGGTGAAAATACAATCTTTGATCTCTACTATACTGATGGATCTCCTGTAAATACACAAGAGAATGAAAATCTTTTCATCGCGTTGAGTGGAGTTCTACAACATGATTCTTCGTATTTTATTGATAGATCATCTGTTCCAAATAAAGTTGTCTTTTCTTCACCACCAATTTGGGGGCAAGAAGAAAATACAAAAACTGTACAAGAACCATTAGCAGTTGAAAAATTCTTTGCTCACAGTGTAGGTAATTATTATCGCTGCGAAATTGACAAATCTGGTATTCTTGACGGATCTGCTGGACCATTTATTATTTTAAATTCAGAGAATAAGGAAGTTCAGAATATTGACGATTCAAGATTTGCGTATGTATTTCTTGATGGAGTTCTCCAGGTAGATGGAGAATCATATTCAATTAATGGACCAGCAATCAGATTTGATAAACCAATTTACACTGATAATAGTGTTGAGATTATCCTTCTATATGGAAGAGACACAAAGCAGACCGTCACTCTGTATGATTTTGAAAAAAATACTTATTATAATAATATAAAAATTACTTGCACATCAACAACAAACAACGATTTCACTGATTGGAAAACTTGGTACAACACTTCGTATGAAAATTTTCAAGTTGCATACCAAAAAGTTGGTGGTATTAAGAAATTCATAGGTAACATTAAGTCCTTTACAAGTACAAATCAATCATTAATTATTGTCCTTGCTGGTAATAATCCAGATTTAAACAATTCATCTATTTTCTTCTCTAGTAAGTCTGATTTTTCAGATGAATACGAACTGACTGGTACAACAAATACACTTGAAATTACTAGAGATTTTGATAATAATTATAGGATGCAAAGAAATTCTGCAAAATGGTTATATGGAACAAAATCTGCAGATGAGACATTCTATAAAAAAAGAAGATTGCTTGCTAATTTGAACGTTGGCGATATAGTTAAAATTGATGGAGAAAAAGAATATAGAACAATTAATGAGCTCCCAAGATATGTTAATCCAAAAAATTATAATCCTGGTGTTGATGTTTCTAACGATTTCTTTGGATCAGTCATAACAACAAACTATAATGGATCAACATTGGGCGTTGGTCTAAGTGTAACCTGTAAAATCAAAAATGGCAAAGTTTCTTCTTTAGAGTGGAATAAAAAAGATTTACAATTGTTGTATAATAAAGGAATTATTCAACCAACAACAGCATATGGATATGAAACTCCACCAGTATTGCATTTTATTCCTGTAGATCAAAATGGTGGTGGCGCAAAAGCAGAAGTTATTGTATCTCGTGGTCAAATTATTGATATTGTCTTAACAAATAGTGGTAGTGGATATACAACCGCACCAAAAGTAGTTACTGCAAGACAATATGATATTGTTAAGAAAAATGGTAGAAAAATTGATACTTCTCACAGTTTAATCATCGGAACTCAAATTATTAAACAATCACCAGTAGCAGTAAATTACAGTCTTAGTAGAGTTAAAGGAATTGAAAATTTTGCTACTATTGATGCATCAGTATTCGTTCCGTCTGGATATGATATAACTCTTATTATTAATAGAAAATTAAATACTGCTCCGTTACTCAATTTCAAAAAAGAGTATGTCATTTATAACCCAACCTCGATTGCCGGAATTCAAAATCCACTTATTCAAAATTCTGCACATATTATTACAACTAGTGTTATTGATAGAACTTTTGAATCTCAATCATTGCTAACAACAACAACTGCATGGACTTTCTATCATGAATTGGGATTTGCAACATTTGGTTCAATACTTGAAAATAATACACTTGGTCCAACATTTGGTCAATGGGAAGGAGCAAAGTTTATGAATACTGGAGATATTCTAACTTCTACTGGTATTTCTGTTTCTGCTGTGACCATTGAAGAATTTAATATGTACGGGTTTGTAATTGATGATTTTGAAACTTTAAAAAATTCTAATATACTAAGTCCTGGATACACAATTAATCTTGGATATCCATCTATTAATAATTACTTAACTCAATTAAATACTTCAGATCTTCCAAACTTTGGTGATGCTGGATATCTATCAACTGGTGTTGTTGTATATGCAAACACTACCAACTTTGCATCATCTGGAACTATATTAATTGGAAAAGAACAAATATCTTATACTAACAAACTTACGGATCGTTTTTTAAACTGTACTAGAGCTGTTAACAACTCTCTTATCCAGGAACACACAATTGGTTCCTATATTAGAAACGCCCTATAAATAAATATAAATAACTCGGATTCAGTATCCCTATACAGACAAAAGTGCTATGGCAGCTATAATTTCAGAAAATTTTAGAATTTTTAATGCGAAACAGTTTCTAGAATCCCTAAGCGAAGGTTCTAATGACGCTGATGCAAATCGTACAAGAATGTACTTTTTTATTGGTAGATCTTCCAGTTGGGATAGTTATCTCGAAATCTTCAATGTAACTGGAACATTCCAAGTTGGTGAAACTGTTAGCGGTGGGGGATGGAGTGGATCTGTTTCTGCTGTATACCCAAACAGTCTTCTCTTAACAGGTATTCTGCCAACACCAACTACAACTCCAGCATTTGGAACTACTATCACTGGTGGAACTTCAACTGCAACTGCTAAGTCCGGTGTTTATAGATATGGAACTGAAAATTCTCCTCCGGCGCCACTTGATAATCAAATTGAAAAGAGAAAAACTTATGAAGAGATGATTGCTGCCAAAAGAATTACATCTCCTTTTGCTCGTCTTGTTGTTCCTCGTTACAATTGGAACACGACACTGAATCAAAAGTTTGATATGTATCGTCCAAATTACTCTGCTACCCCAGGGGGCGGTGGAGCAATTGGTATTCAAACAGCACTGGGTTCAACTTCATTATCCACTTCAAAGTTCTATGTGATGAACTCTAGATATGAAGTATTTAAGTGCCTGTACAATGGTCAGTCAGCAACAAATCCAACTGGTCAAAATGTAACTTATGAACCATCTTTACAACCAACTGCTGGTCAAGGTACGTTTGCTAACGGAATTTACACAGAGCCAACAGGAACTGCAGGATACATTTGGAAACATATGTATACGCTAACCACAAGTGATGTATTGGCATTTTTATCTTCAGACTTTATGCCAATTGCTGAAGTTGGAGAAGCTTCTAGAGTTGCTGTTGAAGCAAATGCGGTCAGTGGGTCTATTGATGTTGCTGTAATCAAAAATGCTGGATCTGGTCTTCCTGCATCTGAAACTCTTTATACTCCTGTATTTGGTGATGGAGTTGGATCTGGAACTAACACCGGAGCAATTGTTAAGTTTGAAACTAATGGATCTGGATCTATTATTTCATGCAAAATGCATAAAAAAGGTACGAAATATACATATGGCAATGTAATTCTAAAAACTGCAAACGTATATACAAATGCAACCTTAACATCAAATGTATCTCCATTTACTGGAACTGCAGCGATTGAGGTTGTTATGTCTCCAATTGGTGGTCATGGATCAAATGCAGAGGAGGAATTATTTGCAAAAAGAATTATGACAAACATTCGTTTGACATACGATGAAGGTCAAGGAGACTTCCCCGTTGATAATGATTTTCGTAGCATTGGAATTATTAAAGATCCCTATGAATATGGATCAACAACTTTTGCTTCTAGTAGTACTCTTCGTGGAACACGAGTTGCTAAAGTAAATGGAGCAACGGCAGATTATATGCCAGACGAAGTAATTAAGCAAACAGTTGCTGGTGGGATAGCAAAAGGAACGGTAGTTTCTTGGGATTCCACAAACGGAATTCTTAAATATTTCCAATCTCCAGATTTACATACACATAATGGAAAAGTTTATTTATTTGAATCAAATGCAGCAAACGCTATTGTTGGTCAGTCATCAACTGCATCAGGAAATATTGATACTACTCAAAATGCAATTCTTGCAGATATTAGTTTTGTTGGCGGTTTATCAGTTCCAGAAATTGAACCAAACTCTGGGGAAATCATATACATAGAAAACAGAAGACAAATTACTAGAGCTCCTGATCAAATTGAGGACATTAAACTAGTAATTGAATTCTAATTTCAATTTAGATTTAGAGATCTTGCGAAATGCCCCAAAAGACAAACCTGAATGTAGCTCCGTTCTACAATGACTTTGACCAGGATAAGAATTTTTATAAAGTTTTATTCCGTCCTGGGTATTCTATTCAGGCAAGAGAATTAACGCAGCTACAATCTATTTTACAAAATCAAATTGAGCAATTTGGTAAGTATTCCTTCAAGCAAGGAGAACTTGTAATTCCAGGAGAAGTTGGATTAAATACAAAATTAAATTTTGTAAAACTGTCTTCGGTATCTGAAATTCCAATTAATCAAGATGGGCAGATTGTATATAAAAAATATGATATCTCTCAATTAAAATTAGAAAAATTAAAAGGTATTACTTCTGGAGTAACAGCAACTGTAATTGATGCAATTACAGCTACCGACAGCACATCAGATGTTATCTTTGTAAATTATACAAATAGTGGTAATGATGGGAACGAAGAAACATTCCGTCAAGGTGAAACACTAGAAGTTGTTGATGGTATAAATACTCCTCTACTGGTTGTGGGAACAGACGGCAGTGTTTTACCAACAAGTATTGAAGTTACTAATCCTGATACTGGAGTAAAATCTTCTCTTGAAAGTCCAGCAATGGGATATGCTTCTGCTGTACAAGTAGAAGAAGGAATTTATTTTGTTAATGGTTATTTTGTAAAAAATAACCCGCAGTTATTAGTAATTGATAATTACTACGATAAACCATCTGCAAAAATTGGATTTAAAATTTCTGAAAGTATTGTAACTGCTGAAGAAGATAATTCTCTGTATGATAACGCTATTGGATCTAGTAATTATACTTCTCCTGGGGCGCACAGATTAAAAATTTCTTTAGACTTAATAAAGTATTCATTAAATCAAATTACTGATAAAAATTTTATTCAACTTCTTTCCGTTCGTTTAGGTTCTATACAGTCTCAGGTAACTCAAACTGATTATAATCTTTTAGAACAAACTCTTGCCAGAAGAACTTATGATGAATCTGGTGATTATGTTGTTGATGATTTTTCTCTTGATATTAGAGAGTATTATCAGGAAAATGGAAATCTGGGTGTGTATTCAAAAGACGAATTCAATTTGGTAAATGGTGACTCGGTAGAAAAAGCTAGGGAAAAATTATTAGCAAGTGTTGGACCAGGAAAAGCATACATCAAAGGGTTTGAAATTGTAAATAAAGAAACAAAATATATCACTGTAAATAAAGCTAGAGAAACATTAGATCGAGAAGATATTAGAATTAAAACAAAAGGTCTTCCAACATATAAAATTACTAACACTTACGGTAGTGTCCCACTAAACGCCGAGGCGCCACAGTTAACTGCATATCCAAATGTATTTTTATCCTGTGTTTTCAATGATGGATCTATTGGATTAAATAATACAGAAGGTATAAATGATCCTAAACAAACGTTAAACTTGAGAGGAAGTTTTTTTGATATCCAAACTGGTATCAAAACCATTTACATTGCTGTCAATTCCCAATATGCAAATACTTATTCTACTTTAAGTGGTTCTAATTTTGTATCAACTATTGGAACTATTTGGTTTGTACAAACAAGAACAGATCAAGGACAACCATCTGTAGCTGCATCGGTAAAATCAATAGCATTCTCAAAAGTGAAAAGAGTAGAAGTAGATCCTACTGGATCGGTGACCTTTTTAGAATTAACAGTTTCTGGCAGAAAAGATTATCTAGATAATTATCTAAAAGAATATGATCTTGGTTCTGGATCAAATTTTAGAGAAATTTACTTAACTCAAAATGATGCAATTAGTGGAGCAACACCATTTGGAAACATTGTTGATTATAATGAAACAATCACCCCTGTTATTGGAACTATAAAACCAAGTAACTTTACTCTTATTGAAAGAGGAACTGGATTCAATCCAGATACTGACATTATTGTCTCTAAAGGCAGAAAAGAAGATGGCAGTGCTGTTTATAATACTATTTTTGGATTTTCATACTTTGATCCTCAATTCTTTACCAAAATTACCCTCGATGAAGCGATTACAGTCGCCGATAGCTTCACGCCAGGTAAATATATCTACGGTGCTGAAAGCGGCGCTTACGGGGTCGTAGAAGGCGGTCCTGCGAGCAATTCAGATATTGGTTTCTATACATCTGGAAAAACTTTGATGGTAAAAACTTTATTTGGAACTTTTAAATCTGGAGAAACTATTTTTGATGAAAGTAATAATTCACTGAGAATTGCCAAAGATAATACAATTTCCCATTTTATTGTTAATAAAAGAGGATTAAATTACGCTCCAGGAACAAAAATTAGAGTTGATGGTATTGATTATGATAATACAAAAGTAAATTTAAGACTCAATAATTCTGGGGCGTTGGTTTCCGCAGATATCGTAAATAGAGAAGTTTTCAACCAAGAGTATTCCAAACCACCAATTATCAATATAATACAAGCAACAGGCGGTGGTGGTATTACAACAGCAGCTGTTGTAACTCCTGTTTTAGTTAGAAACGCAGTCACTACATATACACCACAAAATGTCAAATCATTTTTTGCTGAATTTGGTTCTGGAAATACAAACATATTTACTTCAGATGTTGAACTTGGCAAACAAAAATATACAGAAACTATTGGAATTACAGATTTTACATTTAGTGGCGAGCAGGGAAGAAAATATATTGAGTGTAACGGATTTGGTGGAGACGCAACAAAATTTTTACAACAAAATGACTTAATTCAAATTACAGATACTTCGGGAACAGTAGTACGTTGTATTGTACAACAAGCAACAAAACCAGAAGGCATTTTAAAATCAAGAATTTATTTTGATCGTTCTCTGCCAAATGATGTTGACAATACTAGTGTTGTACGAGTTCGTCCAGCAATAGATAATTTCAACATGGGGACTTTAATTTACAAAACTGGAACAAGTCAATTGAGTTCAATTGTTGCAAATAGTGAAGATTCAAAAATTACTTATTATCTAAGAAGAGATTTTGTAAGTACCGGAAATGGTACACAGCAGGGACTGACATTTGCAGCACAACTTCCATTTGGAACTCAGCGGTTTGTTTCTTTTAGTGAAAGTAACTTCTTGGTTACTATTCTTAACCCCGGAGATGCTCCTAATATTAAAACTGGTGATATTGTATATGTTACTTCTGAACAAATAAGTATTAAAGCGTCTACCGATGCAACAAGTGGTTTAACTTCTGGAAGTGTCGAACTCAAATTTCCATTAAATTATTTTGGCACTGTTCCAACGAACGGCAAATATCCGACGTTAAAACTAACAGCAACGTTAGAAGTATCAAAAGCAAAACCAAGACTAAAGACTGCTGTTATTAACAAAAGAATTATTATTGATTCTTCCAGAGATAGAATCATTCCTTTGAGAGGAAAGGACTACGATACTGGTAGTTTAGATGTAGCTAGTTACGCAGATGTGTTTAAATTGAGATATGTGTATGAAGGATCTGCATCAGAAGCACCTATTGTAGATAGAAATGGTAAGCTAGTAAGCGGTGTTGATGTTACTAGTAGATTTACTTTTGATGATGGTCAGAGAGATACAATTTATGATGTCTCTAGAATTATTTTAAAGCCAGGATCTCAACCAACTGTTGGGCAATTAGTTGTTGCATTTGATTATTTTGAGCATACTCAGGGAGACTTTTGTACTGTTGATTCATATTTACATGAAGCAGGAGTAACGTCAGATCAAATTCCATCATATAATTCTCCATCTTTAGGAAAAGTTTCTTTAAAAGATGTTTTAGATTTTAGACCAAAAATAGACAACAATTCAATTATTTCTGGATTCCAAAATACTTCTTTACTTTCATCTTCAATTACCAGGGCGTTTACTGGAACTGGTGGTATAGTTGCAAGCACCCCAGCTCCAGATTCTAATATTGAATTTACTTTTTCGTTTACGCAAAAACAATATTTAGATCGTATTGACGGAGTATTCTTAAATAAAAAAGGAGAATTTATTTTAAAAGAAGGCAATTCATCTTTAAATCCAACTAGACCAGATTTAATTAATGACGCCATCCCATTATATTACTTGTATGTTCCTGCTTTTACTCAAAGCAGCAAAGATGTAAGAATTACTTCAGTTGATAATAAGCGTTATACAATGCGTGATATTGGTAAACTAGAAAAAAGAATAGAGCGTCTTGAATACTATACTCTTCTCAGTGTTCTTGAGCAGCAAGCATTAAATATGCAAATCGTTGATTCTACAGGAACAAATCGTTACAAGAGTGGATTTATTGTTGACAATTTTGAAACTCATAAAATTGGTTCATTGCAATCATTAGACTACAAGTGTGCTATTGATACCCAGCAGGCAGTTTTGAGACCACAATCAAAAGAAGATTCTTTTTCATTAGTCGAAGTTAATACTAGAGAAGATCAAAGATCTGTATCTGGATATAAAAGAATGGGAGATCGTATTACTCTTCCAATCAAATCAGAAATAGAATTGCTGGGGAATTCATTTGCAACAAAGACCGTAAATCCAAATCCATTTGTTGTTCTTCAATATGCAGGAGATGCAAATATTGCTCCAAATGTCGATTCTTGGTATGATACTAGCGTTGCTCCTTTAGTTAATGATAATAATACAAATTTATATTCTATCTTTTTAGCAAAAAATAAACTAAAAGATGCATTTTCTAGTTTATTTAATTCATATAAAATTAATTGGTTGGGTGCAAACAGGTCGTTTTTCAATATTGGATCGTTTGCTGAAGTAAATACAAATCTCTCAGATTCTAGCGTTGCTACAGCTTCAATATCAAGTTCTTCCAATATTAGTCCTGAAAATAATGAAATTGGTAAAGGTATCAGTACAAAAGGAATTGGATCTAATGTAGTTGCAACATCTCTATCATTTTTTGCTAGAAGTATTCCAATCAAATATACTATTAATCGGTTAAAACCCAATACAAATATTTTTGTTTTTATGGAGGGCAGAAATATTGCAAGGTGGGTTAATCCAGATGCACGTTATACAGGAATTGCTGGAAACTCCTTAACTGCATTTAATGGTAGAATTACTACAGACGAAAATGGTAATGCTAGTGGAATTATTTTAGTTCCAGCTGGAAACCCGCCAAAAGAAAATGCTATTTGGTCTGGAAATGTAGATACCGTTGTTTATGATGATGATGCTGAAGAAATTAGATTTACTACTGGAGCAAAAACAATCCGATTTACTTCTAGTTCTACCGATGCATCAAAAGAAACTATTGATACTTATGCAGAAATTAAGTTCTATGCTACTGGATTATTACCAGAAAATAAATCTTCTATTGTTTCAACATCGCCTGCATACTTTAAATCCAATGAAGGTACTCAAGTAACTGGTAGCAACACTGATAATCCAGTCAAACCAAATCCAATGACACAAACTTTTAAAATTGAAAAGTTTGAAGGTGGTGTATTTGTAACAGCTGTAGATCTATTTTTCTCCAAGAAAAGTTCAACAATTCCATTACGAGTTTATTTGACTGATATCGAAAACGGAAAACCAGGAAAGAATATTATTCCAGGATCTCAACAAATGTTATTACCAGGAACATATTTGAGAGTTATTGCGAGCGACACTTTAACAATTGTAAAAGGAGAAAAGGTAACTGGTTCTTCTTCTAACGCATCTGGTCCGATTTCAAGAATTTTTGATAAAAATAACATTGAATTAGCAGTATCTTCATCTGGAGTGTTTACATTAACAAACGATCAAATCTATACATTAGTTACTAGTAACCACAACGGTATATCATTTAAAGCAGATGAAAATCTATCTGTTCCATCAATTATAACCAATAATAATTTAAATAACACTACTAAAACTTTAAAAATTGTAAAAGATTCTGGCAGAGTTACAGATTTGCGTGTGAAAAACACCGGATCTAGTTATGAATCTGCTTTCCTAACTATTGAGAGTCCACAACTTCCTGGTGGTGGAAATGCAACCGCTACCGTTAGAGTATCAGGTGGTAAGATTTATGATACAGAATTAGTATTATCTGGTTCTGAATATACAGAGCCACCAGCAATTGTAATTAATGGGACTGGAACTGGATCTGCTGGTGCTGAAATCGAAGCTTTTATTACAATCGACACTCCAGCAGTTCGCATGGGTATTGCAACCGATGACGTTGGAACAACAAGGTCAATTACGCCAACAAAATTTAGATTTGATTATCCAGTTTATTTACAAAATGATACAGAATATGCGTTATCAATTGAAACAGATTCTATTGATTATGAAATTTGGGCATCTAAACTGGGAGAAATTGAAATTGCTACTAGTACCATCGTTACTACTCAACCGGCATTGGGTTCATTATTTAAATCTCAAAATACAAATGACTGGACGGAAGATTTATTTGAAGATATTAAGTTTAAAATGTATCGTGCAGACTTTGATATTTCAAGAACAGCAACACTACTTTTAACAAATGAAAATCTTGGATATGAAAAGTTAGATCCCAATTCTATTGAAACGAATGCAGAATCAAATACAACTGCAACCTCAGATTTATTTAAAAATAATAATTTTATATTTAAAGTGTATCATCCAGATCATGGATTTGATTCTGACGAAAACTCGTATGTATTTTTCCGAGGTGCCCAAGATGTTGGTGGTTTATCGTCCTCTCAATTAAATAGTCAATTATTTAAAGTATATAATCCTGGAGTTGATTATTATTCACTAATTTCTATTAATAGAGCATCTGCAAATGCATTTGGTGGAGGATCGAGTATCTTATCTTCATATAATAGAAAGTATGAAAAAATCTTTGCGTCAATTCCTGTACTATCTTTTAGTAGTACAAAAATTGATAGTTTTATTAAGACGACAAATATTTCTCCTGTTGATGATAATGTTAAAACTTTTGCGTCTTATTCACAAACAGACTATGAAAAAACTTTTTTGAATGAAGAGGCATTCTTTATCAATCAAAAAATTATTACTTCCAGAATCAACGAAACAATCAATGACATTGATAGATCTTTGACATATAAAATTGAACTTTCAAGTAAAACATCAACACTATCACCATTAGTTGATTTGTCCCGAGCATCTATTAAGACTATTACAAATAAGATTGAAAATGCTAAAGGAAAAGAGCCTCGTTTTGGAAGAAGAAATCAAATCTTAGAATTTTATCCAGTATATTCAATGCTTATTACTGGTGTACAACAATCGGAAACAATTGCACTAAATCAAATTGTAACGGGAAGTACAACAAATGCATCTGGCAAAATTGTTCGTGTTGAACAAAATGTAATTTACGTTAAGATTAAAACAACAAATGCGTTTACTGCTGGGGAAACATTAACTTTTGAAACCAGCACTTTTGCAAATCCTATCAAAGTATCTTCTGCTGGGGCATCAAAACAAATTTTCCAAATCCCCAATACATTGGTTCCTCCAACTTATGTAACAGCAAGAAATCCATCAGTCCCAGCTCAATTATATTCAAATAAGATTTCTGGAAAAATTATTTCTTGGAATGAGAAGACTGGCGAACTAACGGTTGTTAATGACAAACTTCCTATCAATAATGACTATGACTCACCTATTCCAACTACAGGTTCTGGATCGGTATTTAATAGAAATTCTAGTGTAGATAGTCAGACCAGTGATATCTTTAGAGTTGGAGATCTTATTTCATATCCGGGTCAAAACGAAAATCAAAATCAATTTATTGAAGTATCAAAAATTACATATTCTGATGGTGTAGATTTTACAAGTGACGTTCAATCAAAAAATAGTTCAAGCATTGCAAAATATGTTACTAAAGAAATTTCTATTGAAAATCCAGCAACGGGTATTGATGTAAGAACAACTGTAAATACTACTGATATTGAAAATATTCGTATTCTTTACAGAATCAAGAAATCTTCATCACAAGAAAATTTTGATGATATCGAATGGGAATATTTTAATACTAATGGAGCTCCCGATAATGTTATACTTGCTTCTCCAGAAAATTCTATTAGTGCAATTACAGAGAAACAATCTTCATACCAAGAATTGTCATACAGTGTTGATAATCTTCCAGAATTCTCATCGTTTGCAATTAAAATTATTATGAAGTCAAGTAATCCTGCATTTGTTCCTAAAGTACAAGATCTACGAGCAGTAGCATCATATTGATATGAAACATATCAAAGTAAAAAATGAAGATCATTTATATCGTGACGCTGATACAGGTGCGATCATAAATACTGACAGATCTTCTTTTGAAAAATATAAAAAATCTAAAAATAAGTTTCGTAATTTTGAGCAAGAAATAGACTTCATGAAAAATGAAATTAGTGAAATCAAATCTTTACTACGTCAGTTAATACAATCAAATGGTACTTAGGAACGTTAATAAACAATTTACATTTGAAGAACAAAGGCAAGAAATCAACGAAATTGCAGTTGATCTAGATGCAATCAATTTCATTTTGTCTTCTGTTAATGTTTCTAATTGGGATGCTGCATATAGCTGGGGCAACCATGCTAGTGCTGGATATTTAACTTCTGTTTCTCTTCTTGGTTTAACTGATGTTGAAATCACTCCACCAGGCGGTCCTGGATTTCTGCCTTTAGATGAGGGTCACTTTCTAACATATACTAATGGCAAGTGGAGAAATGTACAAGGTATTACAACGGGTGACCCAATCGTGGCCCTCGGCGGTATTGAAATTGAAAAAATTGTTGGAGGACCTTATCTAAACGGACTAATATCATTTGTGGGTGGAGCTGGTATATCAATAGGTTATGGCACCAATCCTACTGGTAATGCAGGACAAGTTATTACAGCAGATGGTAATGGTGGAATACAATGGTCTAATGTAAATATAACAGAAACTGACCCAATATTTGTTGCATCACCTGCTGGTAGTATCACCATCACAGATATAACAAATTGGGATACTGCATATAGTTGGAGCAACCATGCTACTGCTGGTTATTGGGTTAAAGATGTAGCTAAGATTTCTAATTGGGACACTGCATATAGTTGGGGCGACCATGCTAATGCTGGATATTTAACATCTTATACAGAAACTGATCCTATATTCAATGCTTCTCCCTCAAAAAATATTACAAACACCGAAATTAGTAATTGGAACACTGCATATAGTTGGGGGAATCA